ACTTACGCTAGTGCAGCTGGTGCCACCATCGCCATTTATGGCGCGTATAGGTATATGCGCCACAGGATTGCGACTAGCGGTTCACAGTTTATTATGGACGCCGTTGTCACCGAGTTGTATAACAGCTTTGATGGCGCAGCCAAGGATAGGCTGTCACGTTATAGCCAGCAGCTTGGCGTGTCATCTTGGCCTCGATTGGCTGCCGATTGTGTTGCAGCTATCCTCACATTGACAAGTGGGGGTGGCACACACACCACTTTTGCAGCACAGAGTTACATGATACTCAATTTGCCCACCTTCTCCCAGCTTCGGCTGGACCACCGCTTGATGGCGACTGGTATACTGTACGCCCTATGGAAATCGTGTAGGGGCGAACAGAGTATCCAAGCCGAAAGTGGTGACGAGGAATCTGGTCCGCATGTTGGTATTGCTAATGACATTATTGGCACTGACGCCAAGAAGTGGAGCCTTGAGCTCAAGTCATTGGCAAAGCACTGCAAAGATGCCTCCACTGTTCTTGGCACCATTGTTCTTGTGTACAAACTGGTTGATCTGGGCAATGTGTTCCATTCATGGTATATTGGTGCTCTCAAGAATAGGGACACCATACAACATGAGATGAATGAGGCGTCCAGTGCACTCGAAAGCGGTGACACTGTTACACCTGCAGTTTATATTGGTTTCTGTGGCCTGGATGAGCGCCGCAAGTCTGTGTGCGCAGCACACATGACTGGTCCCTTTATTCAGGCAAGCATGCGCTTCGCAACAGCGCGTGCACGTGCCCAGACACCAGAGCTTTTTGGCAAATCGGTGCCACCATTCAATGTCTTCTTGGGCGGTGATGCTGGTATCGGCAAGTCCGAGTTGGCCACGGAGATTCACCGGCTTCACGCGCTTGTCAACGACATCCCTTTCAGTGGGACCTCGTATGACTCAATAGCCATGAACTTTGCTGAGAAGTACCCCGGTGATGCTTATGTGGGCCAGCGCTATGTGGTGCTCAATGAATTGTGCCTTGACCTCGCTCTTGTGCAGGACCGTGCACACTTCTTGAACATCACCGAGAAGCGTATCAACCTTGAAGCATCAGGGCTCGGCTACAAGGGTTCTGTGTTCACTGATTTTGCTTGCATTGTTGTTACAAACAACATATGCATGGGCACGGGGTTCATAGGGCTTGCGCCCACTGTTAAACGTGCTATCAGGCGACGGTACGGTGTGGCGGCAGTCATGAGTTTCAAGACTGACCATACTGTGCCTCTGGCCGATTACTCACATGCACAGTATACTCTTGTGGATGGTGATGGTATTGAGGCTACGAAGCGGATTGACCACACCGAGTTCATGCGTATCGTGTATGATGGCATGTTGGCACACAAGCGTCGCCTCGACCGTGATGACGAGCGTCACAGGGCCAATGCGGACATTCGCACTAACCCGGTGCTGAGGTCACTTCTTAGTGAACTGGATGTGGACACATCGAGTGATATGGGCATTACCCCTGATGACCTCAGTTCTCAGCTTGACACATCAGGTGCCTCCACCTCCGTCAAGGCTGAAGTCGGGTATGCCCGGGCTACACAGTGGCGTGACCAGGCCCTTGGCATGGTTAGCCATATTGAGTATACAGAGACTATTCGGAACCTACTGCTGCTCACAGGTCTGGCCCTGGCGGGTGCTTATGCCACATACAGGTACATGGAGCCCTCTGCACCACCCACACTGTCTGAGGCTGCAGAGCGTGATGTCGAACCAGAGACATACGCACTCAAATCAGCCCGGAAAGTGTTACGGTATAGGTACACGGGACTTAAGAGCAATGGCGTGCCGGCCACAGTCGCTCAGTCAGGTTACATTGATGTGACCCCACTCTTGCCTGGGGTCCTGAGCAAGTTGCGTGAAAACATGGTCACTCTTCAGGTCAAAGCAAATGGCCAAAAGGTGTGGCGCACTAATGGTGTCTACCTTGGTGCACGCCGTGTGTTGACTGTTGCACATTATAGGCATGGCCTTCCTGAGGTGGGTGATGTCGAGTTTGTCGTGAATGGCATTCTTGTTGGTATCATGAGTGTTGAAGAGTTCAGGACAATGGGTGTCGTATGCATGGAGGGTGTTGACCTTATAGCATTTGATGGACCCAAGTCTAGCCGCACCTTCAAGCGGATTACGTGTTTGTTTGACAATCAGGGCTATGTGCCCACAGGTGCTGTTGGCGGGTACCTTGTCAACCACAGTGTTTGCGACACTGTGTCGTTCATGTCCTTGAAGATTGCATTGGTTGATTCTGCATCTGCAGGGATTCAATACAGTGCCAATGGGGCAGTGACACAGACAATGGACTCAGGCCTTGTGTATGAGTACACGAAAGGAGGGCCTGGGTTCTGTGGCACGCTGGCGTTGCATAACAGCGTCATTATAGGCATGCATGTGGCTGGTTGCCCTGGTGTTCGTGGCTACGCAGTTGGTCTGTCCAGGACTGATGCCAACTACATGTACCAAACACCACTCCATGCCACTGGGTGTGCCATGCCAAACCCACAACATGTTCTGCAGGATAATATGGAGGCGTACCAGGTGGTTAGTGTGATAGACAACTGCTCATTGCCTGTTGTGGGCAAGGAGTTTGACCGCATTAAAGGCCCAGTAGGCCCAAATCTGGTGGATCAGTTTGAAGGTGAGCATAAAGTTCCCGCCTCCACAGGTTGGGAAGAAGTCGGTGAGGATGGTGCCACACACAAGATGTTGGACGACATGATTGCGGCTGGCATCAAGTCGCGCAATACGTTGGCGTCACTTGGTGGTGACCAAATCTTGTTGGATGTGGCTATTGATTGTGTCACCGACTGGCACATGGATTACCTCAAGACATGTTTGACAGCATACGAGCCATATAGCTTGTCTACTTGCATCACTGGCTACACACCAGCAGGTGACAAGGTCATGGAGCCTCTTGACTTGAACAAGTCACATGGCTTGTCATCGTCAGGGCCTTCATGTGTGAAGCGTTCTCAGGTTATCACTGTGAGTGATGATGGTGTTGTCGATCTGCACCCCAGCTTCAAGTCACACTATGACAATGTGTTGGCTATCTTGAAACGGACTGGGTCCATTCAAGGCCTCGAGTTGATCGATCGCACTGCGAAGACGGCACCTAAGATCGAGCTCGTGTCAGATGCAAAGAAGCTGCGCTCATTCTATGGGTCGCCAGCTATCATCCTGTACATCGCGAGGCAATACTTGGGACCACTTGTCGGTGCCTGGAAGAAAGATCCAGTTGGCACGGGGACTGGTGCTGGATTGGCACCGTCCTCCATTGACTGGGATAAGATCCAGAGGATCCACAACACAGTGTGCACAAAGGTGCTTTCTGCGGATGTCCGTAAGTGGGACAAGTGTCTCCTCACTGAACTTCGTGAGTGTGTGAGGGTACTCCTCATGAAGGTGGCGACCTATTATGACCTCAGCACGGAGGACAGGAATGTCTTCAAGGCGTTGGGGGAGTATTATAGCGGCCCACACATGGTGGCGTTGGCTGGGCTCGTTTTGGAACTGCGTAATTTGTGGCCCTCTGGTTTGTTCGGTACGACACAATTCGGCAGTGTGATCCACCAGGTGGCGCAGGTGTATGGCATATGCAAGAGCACCGGGCGCACGACGCCAGATAGTGTGAGTATCATGACACGTCATCTTCGTGAATCAGGTGCCATCTATTACTCTGATGACTCCGTGTTGCCCATGACAGAGTATGTCAATGACGGGTGGTCCACCAGTGGCTTCCAACAGGCAATGGGCACCTTGGGTATCACGTTGTCGTCAGCCACTGATAAGAATGCCCCGCCATGCTTGGTGCCATTGTCAGATGCGAGTTTTATTGCGAGGACTTTTGTGCCTGCTGAGGACGGCACTGTGCTGGCACCTCTGAGCATTGACTCAATGTTCAGTTGCACTGAGTGGCGGCACTCGGGTGTCACGGATGGTGAGCACATGGCTAGTGTGATTCCCTGCATATACGCTGAACTGATCATGCACGGGCCTGACACATTCCACAGGAGTGTTGAAAGGTTGCGTAAGTATGCAGCGCATTTTGGGCTTGCCGATGTGGTTCCAAACTACGAGTGGAAGGCAGCGTGGACACGTATGCGCCGCAGTGGCGAGTTCACACTTCTCTGTGGTGAGCCCGCACCTGTCACGCGGAACTATGTCGTGGCAGTGCCTGAGTCAGGTGTCCTCGCAAATGCTGCCGAGGTAGGGCAAAGGCTTGTGCCTGGTCCTGATATGGTCCAACATGTTAGTGCAAGTGCTGGCACATCCATTGGGAAGTTTGTCGGTAATGCGGCCAAGAAGTTTGTGACATCTGCCGCGACAAGTGCACTCACTGCATTTGGTATGTCGAAACCATATGCACCGCCCTCCTCGCTCATTGGGGCTATTGGTGCACTGGAGCCTACCAGTTGCAATGCCACTGGTGAGTTCACTGGCACGGTGTTGTCTGTGAACCCCCAAGCACTTGCACCAAGTGGCGCACCTGCTGAGACAAGCACTGAGTTTCTTGGCTCACGCCGTGTCATGATGCATAAAGCACAGTGGAGTGCCATCGATGCGTCAGGTGCCGTGCTTATCACTGATCTTGCTATCACTCCGTGTCACAGCAACAGTGTTATAGTTGGCACAAACCACCAGTTGTCGCTGCACCCCGCAGCTGCCGCTGTGCTGCCATCGTCCTTGTACACATATGACTACGTGACATTGACATTTGTCGTTGTCACACCTGTGCTCATGGCTGGTAGTCTCATTGCGACGGTTAGTGGCAGTGCATCCAATGCTGGGTCCAGTGTCATGACTATTGGGGGGTCCTTCACACCAACTGGTGTCCTTTATATGGACATTGGTGCTACAAATGAGTTCAGCATCACTTTGCCCTGGACATCAGTTTACCCCATGTTGCGCCCATGTGTCTCAGACAGGACAACACCTTATCTGGACAACTACAGGGCTTTTCCATTGTCTTTGACACTGGCTGTGCAACAACCGCTGCGGAACACCATTGTCGCTGGCGCTGGTACAGCGGACGTGTACATGTCAATGGAGTTTAAGGGCCTTCGCACTAGCAATAGGCGGACGTCAAACCTGGAGAGGATTGTGGTGGTTGCAGAGAGTGGCCTTGGTGAGGGCATCCTGCAAACTGGGTCGGGCACTCGTAGTGAGGTTACACCCACTCAGGTCGTGCCAGGGACACCGGCACCCGTGTTCGTACCATCCAGGTACCCGGGTGAAGCGGCTGACATGAGGCCCCGTGGTTCACGGATTGATGAAGCCCGTTTGAGCCGCTGGACATTGCTTGCCAATTACACCATTTCAGGCACACCTGGTTTGGTGGGTGTTGTCTCCTTGCCAGGTGACTTACTGGCGAGCCCTCCGATTCAGAACCTGTTGAACTACAACACATTCTTGTGTACCAAGATGCGTGTCATGGTCCAGGTTCGGTCAACCGCCTCACAACAAGGCCTGGTCATAGCATCTGTCATCCCTACGGGGCTCATGGCGGGTGATGAGATCGGGCAGTATGTGAGCGATTTCACGAGGGCTACTACGTTTCAGCATGCAAGGCTGTTGTTGGGTGGCTGTCGTGAAGCCACCATTGACCTTGATTGGTCTGGTCTGCTCCCACACTACCAGCTTGGTGGTGCTGCAGAGTCGCTTATTGCCGTTGAGCGTGCTATGGTGGGTTACGAGCTGGCCTTCACTCTCCCCTCACCCGTGACCAATTCTATGGGTGGGGATGCTACTGCTGAAGTTTCCGTGTATGCCATGATGGTTGATGCCGAGCTCGCAATACCCAACACGTTCACCATTGTAGAGCCTCAGTCAGGTCTCGTGGACACAACAGTGGGTCTGGGTGCCGGTCTCGCACCTGACCAGGACACTGGTGAGTCGAAGGCGCCTGCTGTACCGGCAGCGTTGGATGTCGTGCCATACAAGGGCTTGTACTTTGGTGGCGACAATGTGTTGGACGTGATTTCCCACATGAAGGCGAGCCATTACACAGCGACTGATAATGTGGCTGTGACGCTCCAAGGTTCTTTCACTGCAGCCGCTGTGGATAACATTGTGCCATGGATCATGCGTCCCCAAGGGAAGTCTGCCCTCATTTGGAACTTCTTGAGTTCATGGTTCTCCTATTCACGTGGGTCTATGTCATACACCATGTGTTACCCTTCCACAGGGTTCTCCAATTCTGGTGGTGTCAAACCTGTTGGTGTCCTCAGGTTTGCGTCATTGACAACTGAGTACACGGCACTTGACATACCCATTGTCGAAACCAGTGGTCGGTTCATACAGGACGATGGTCTGTTTGTCAATGAAGAAAGCATGGTGTCTATGGAGAATGGGTGTGCGTTTTACACACCAGAGGTCACAAGGGCATCTAGTGTCATCGTGCCCTATATTTTCCCGACGGCATGGGTCTATATGCCACCAGCAAGTGTCAGCGCCACACAGAGTGGCCATAAGTTTCCTGCCCACTTGCCAGCCGCGAGGTTCACGACTTTTGAGCAATACAATGTTGGGGGAGGCCATGTGTTGGTGTACAGGCCCCATGTGTTGTGCTTTCATGGTTGCGATGACTATGAGTTGTCAGGCTTGCGCCCACTCATTGGTTACGGCATGTCGACGGCAGACATGACCCTCATGATCCAGGTGGCAAACAACTCACCGTACACCAATTAGGTGCCCACAAGACAACATACTTACGCGTAGAACACATCATCATAGTGCGTTTCACCCACGTTGTCTTGACGGAAAAGAG